TAGCGGGTAGGGGTGCAGATTTGCTGATTATTGACGATCCGCACTCTGAACAGGACGCGATGTCGATCAATTTGCTGGATTCTTGTTACGAATGGTACACATCGGGGCCCAGACAGCGACTTCAGCCTGGTGGTTCGATTGTTATTGTGATGACTCGGTGGAATACAGCGGATTTGACGGGTAGGTTGCTCAATCGGCAGACGGAGACGCACTCTGACCAGTGGGAGGTAGTGGAATTGCCTGCTGTTTTTGAAGATTCGGGCAATGTGTTGTGGCCTGAGTTTTGGAAGAAGGAGGAGTTGGATGCAGTTAAGGCTTCGATCCCTGTTTCCAAGTGGAATGCGCAGTATCAGCAGAATCCTACGTCGGAAGAGGGTGCGATTATCAAGCGGGAGTGGTGGCAGCTATGGGAAGCTGAAGATCCTCCTGCGTGTCATTATGTTATTCAGTCGTATGATACGGCGTTTTCTAAGAAGGAGACGGCGGACTACTCCGCTATCACCACATGGGGTGTGTTTTCGCCGCAAGAAGGCATGGGTGATGCGATTATCTTGTTGGATGCGCAGAAAGGCAGGTGGGACTTCCCTGAGTTGAAGGCAGTTGCGCAGGAGCAGTATGTAGAGTTCAACCCGGACATGGTTTTGATTGAGGCCCAGGCGAGTGGCACGCCGTTGACGCACGAGTTGAGGGCGATGGGCATTCCTGTGGTGAACTACCGGCCTTCTAGGGGCAATGACAAGATGACTCGTGTGCATGCGGCGAGTCCTGTGTTTGAGGCTGGGATGGTGTGGGCGCCTGACCGTATTTTTGCGGACGAGGTGATTGAGGAATGCGCTGCATTTCCGTTTGCACCGCACGATGATTATGTAGACACTACGACGCAGGCGATATTAAGATTCCGGCAGGGTAACTTCATCAATCTTTATTCTGACGAGGATGAAGAAGAAGTATACCGAGACAAGCGCGCATATTATTAAGCCCCCATACGGGCGTATCCTAAAGGGAAAGGAGATCTCACATGACTGCAGCGAGAAGTAGAAGGGCTGGTAGAGGCCGCAAGGTTACTCAAGGGATAAAACGAGGAACGACAAGAACTGCTGCTGCAAAGGCACGAGAGTTTGCCAGCATGAGCCCAGACAAAGAGCCGAAGCCAAAAGCCGCACAAACAGGCACTTCTCGCAAAGCACGGCGAGATGCTCCTAAACCAGAACAAGGGATCAAGCGCGGCACTACTAGAACCCGTCAGCCTAGGGCTGAAAAAGAAGTTGTTCCCGGCACTACTCGTGTTCGCAAGACTGCTGATGGCTCTAAGAAAACAAAACCAACATTGAACAAGCAGGGTGCTGCGGGATTTGCTGCAGGATTAGATGCAGCAGGCAAGCGTAAGACAGCAAAGAAAGCCGCCGCATCTAAAGTTGCTGCCGGATCTAATTCTTCCAAGCCCACCACCACGGTCAAGCCTGAGAAGAAGAAAGATAAAGAAAAGAAAACTCTATTTGGTCTTGAGATCAAGCCAAGCAGTCGTTTTGCTGGTAAAGGCGGCAAAGGACGGCGTGTAGCAGGCAGAGCCATGGGTGGCATGATGAAATCCAAGATGGCGTCTAAGGGTGGTGCGAAGGGTGGTCGCATGCCTACAGGTATGAAGAGAGGCGGATCACTTGAGATGACCATGGTTGGTGGTCGTAAGGTTCCTGCATTTGCTGCAGACGGCAAAGGCGCCAATGACTTGGCCAAAAAGCAAGCTGGCGGCATGATGAAGTCCAAAGGCATGGCCAAGGGCGGTGCCATGAAGAAGAAGGGCTACGCCATGGGAGGCCCAGTTAAGAAGAAAGGTATGGCTAAAGGCGGCGCCATGAAGAAGAAAGGTTATGCCATGGGTGGTATGACCAAGAAAGGAATGGCCAAAGGCGGCGCTATGACCAAGAAAGGGATGGCTAAGGGCGGTTCTGTTCGCAAAACCACCAAGCCTCGCGGTGTAGGCGCTGCGCTTCGTGGATACGGCAAGGCAATGAAGAAGTAATGGCCTTACCTGCGGTAATAGCTGCTTTCATCGGCAGAGAGGGCATCAAGAAAGCCATCAAGAAGTTTGGTGAGAGGGCTGTTAAAGAGGCGACTGAAGAGCCAATCAAAGGCGTCACACAAGCCCGTCAAAAAATGATGACGCCTGCTCAGAAGAGTCGCGCTCGAAAGGCTAGACAAGAGTCTGGTCTTTCTGCCCGCAGGGACATGAAGGATGCCAAGCCGCCAGTTGAGAAGTCAGAGGGTGGTATGGCGACAAGCAGATCTCGCAAACCCAGAGGAGTGGGCGTAGCATTACGTGGCTACGGAAAAGCACTTAAGTAAACTAAGATAGACTAAAAACAAAAGGATCAGTTTTGCCATATCTGCAAAGCAACATCCCGCACTTCAAGTGCTGGGTGAGACGAGAATACACACACAACCATCAGAAATATCACGGCGAGTTCTTACACGCGATGGCAATCGCTGTGACCACAATGCCCACGAGGTGCTTGAGCTTTCAGGTAATCTTTACCGGCTGTGAAGTCGATGACGAAGAGGATGAAGTAAATGTGCATGGTGGGGCCATGTGGGCGAGGATGCCGATCACTGCTTTGGTGGCGGACACACCGTTTGAAGACTGGCCTATCCCTATGGCGGTACATGATGCCCAGCCTTGGGACTGTTCTTCTCACACTCATGCTGTATACGTTCTAGATCGTGCCACACCGTGCCCTTGGCTTGCCAAGATCGATGGCAATATGTACCCGGCAAAGTATCTGTTTACGGTTGATTATGCGGAGAATGAGATCGCTGATGATCCTGCGCAGCATAAGCAATCGCATGTGATGGAGTTACTTGATGCTGGCGAGTGGACTGGGAATATAGTAGCTTTGCCCAACAACAGGGTGCGAGTGACGCATCCTGCGTGGTTTGAGACTGGCAGTGGGGCACCTGACTTCAAGCCTTCTCAGCATATTCACTACAGCAAGTCGGACTTGGATTACACGCTTGATGTGAATCGTATCTTCGATAACTTGTACGCGGATAGTGGCCACGATACTGAGGACGAGTAAACTCAAGAAGGGCATGCCATGGCCATAGAGCGCGGTGTAGATGACGTTGATATCGATGAATTAGGGATCGAGGACAACACCAAAGAGATTGAAGTCGGGTCAGAGTCTCCTGAAGATCTGATGTTTGATGGGATGGATGATGAAGATGCCGCGCTCATGGACGATGGCACCATGGTATTTGGCGAAGATGAGCTTCGTGAAGACATCCCTCTTCCGTTCAATGCCAACCTCGCTGAAGTCATTGATAAGTCTGATCTGGGCAGAATCTATTCTGACTTGATGGGCGACATTGATGACGATAAGTCATCGCGTAAAGAGTGGGTTGATCAGTATACCGAGGGCTTGAAGTTTTTGGGCATGAAGTTTGAAGATCGCACTGAGCCTTTTGAGGGCGCATCTGGCGTGATTCACCCGCTGCTTGCCGAGTCTGTGACGCAGTTCCAAGCACAAGCATACAAAGAATTATTACCTGCCGGTGGCCCCGTTAAGACCATGGTTATGGGTATGGGTACACCGCAGACTGATCTGCAGGCGGCTCGTGTTCAGGAGTTTATGAACTATCTGATCACTCAGGAGATGAAGGAATACGATCCTGAGACTGACCAGCTGCTGTTCTATTTGCCTTTGTCTGGCAGCGCATTTCGTAAAGTTCACTTTGACCAGTCATTAGGCCGTCCTGTTTCTCGTTTCATCCCATCTGAAAAGCTAATTGTGCCTTACGGCACCACCAGTCTTGATAATGCGGTGCGTATCACGCATGTGATTGACATGTCGATGAACGAGGTGCGCAAGCTTCAGCAGACGGGCTTTTATCGCAAGACTAAGATCTCTGGTGAGTCTGACGATACGACATATTCGTCTACAGATGTTGAGGAAGAGATTGATGAACTGCAGGGCGTGAAGCCATCTGGTAGTTCTAGTGATTACGAAGCAGAGCTCATGGAGGTTCATGTAGAACTGGACATCCCTGGGTTTGAAGATAAAGATGCGCAAGGTGAAGAAACAGGTATCAAGCTACCGTACATCGTCACGTTACTCCCCAAGCAAAACACGATTCTTTCGATACGCAGGAACTATGTCGAAACGGACATTATGCGCCGTCGCATTGACTACTTTGTGCATTACAAGTTTTTGCCAGGTGTTGGTTTTTATGGTTTTGGTCTGACCCATATGATTGGTGGATTGTCTCAGGCATCCACTTCGATTCTGCGTCAGCTGATCGACGCTGGCACGCTGGCTAATCTGCCTGCAGGTTTCAAGGCTCGCGGCATTCGTATTCGTGATAGCGATGTGCCACTGCAGCCTGGTGAGTTTAGGGATATGGATGCACCCGGTGGATCACTGCGCGATGCGCTGATGCCTCTGCCTTTCCAAGAGCCGAGCGGCACGTTGTTGCAGTTGCTTGGTATGTTGGTGGAGGCGGGCCGTCGTTTTGCTTCTGTAGGTGATATGCAGGTTGGTGACGGTAACCAGCAGGCGCCTGTCGGCACCACGATTGCGCTACTTGAGCGCGGCACTAAGGTGATGAGCGCGATACACAAGCGCATGCACTACAGCCAAAAGGTTGAGTTCAACTTGCTTGCACGGGTGATCAAAGAGTCACCGATCAAAGCGTATCCGTATCAGATCGCTAGTGGTCAGCAGCAGTTATTGGCACAGGACTTCGATGACCGTATCGACATCATTCCTGTGTCTGACCCGAATATCTTCTCCATGAGCCAGCGCGTGATGCTTGCTCAAGAGATGATGCAGATGGTGCAGTCTAATCCGCAGATCCATGGGCCACAGGGCATGTACGAAGCGTATCGTCGTATGTACGAGGCGATGGGTATACAGCAGATTGAGCAGGTGTTACCACCACCTCCACAACCACAGCCTGTGTCTCCCTCCATGGAGAACGCTGGGTTCTTACAGATGCAGCCTGCACAGGCGTTTGCAGAGCAAGATCATGACGCCCACATGGACGCGCACATTGCTTTACTGAGGACTCCCATCGTTGCTTCTGCCCCTCCAGGGCAACAGCAGGGATTGGCGATGATTCAGGCGCACATCTATCAGCACATTGACTTCAAGGCGCGTGAGATGGCGCAGCAAGACCCTGAGATCAAGCAGATGGAACAACAGATGCAGCAGACTCAACAACAAGCTCAGCAAGAGGCGCAAGTTAACCCGATGGCTGCGCAACAGGCTCAGATGCAAATGCAGCAGATGCAGCAACAGATGCAGTTGATCATGGAAGATAAGGTTGCTCAGATATCTATGCAGCTAACTGAGGCGATGTCACCGCAATTTGCTCCACCACAGCAAGATGACCCACTGGTCAATCTGCGTGACCGTGAGCTTGATATCAAAGAAGCAGATCTGCAGCGTAAAGCAAGCGAAGCTGATCGACGCATTGATTTGGAAAGTGAGCGTATTGATAACGCTGCAGACATGGCTGATGAGCGAATGGAGTTGCAGAAAGAGATCGCTGACATGAAGGACGATGTGGCTCGTGAGCGAATAGGCTTGCAAC